AAAGGAAAATGATGGAAAAATACCAGTTGATGAAGATGATTTTGATGATATGTATGACCTTATTTATGATGAAGCTATGACAAAGTTTGGCGAGGGAAGTAGTAAAACAGAAAATAATATAAATAAATTAAAAAGATTATTATATGTACAAAATTAAAGATTTAAAACAACTAAACACTGATCACCCATACTATACAGAATTGACAAAAGAGTTAAAACTAGTTAAAAAGTGGAATAAAAATGGTGTTGTTAAGTGTAAAGTAGAAAGTATTAGCGGCTATGAATATATAGTTGCAGAAGATAATTTAGTAAAAATTAAAACAAAGTCAAACAAAAAATCAAAGAAATAATGCAAATAGAAGGGAAACTAATAAAGATACTTGAAGCAGAAAGCGGAACAAGTAAAAGCGGTAAAGCATGGTCAAAACAATCATGTTTAGTTGAAACAAGTGAAAAATACAACAATATTGTATGTATAACAGCTTTTGGTGAAGATAATGTAAATAATTTAAATAAATTACAAGAAGGGCAAAACGTACAAATATGGTGTAATGTATATTCAAGAGAATACAATGGTAAATACTATAATCAAATAGATGGTTGGCGATTTTCTAAAAGTGGTAATAATACAGATACAGAAGATTTTATGACATCTGATGACATGCCATTTTAAAATGCATAAAGAAAATTTTAGGAAAATATGTGATTTAACAGAAAGTGTGTTAAATTTAGATAATGGTGTTTTAAAAACAAAAAGCAGAAAACGCCCTTTACAAGTAGCACGACAGGTTGCAGCAATAATAGGCAGACAACAAGAAGGCATACACAGAAAAATAGTAAGTAGTGTTTTAAATAGAGATAGAACACTTATATATCATTATGAGAAAACACATGACAGCAATTTTAAATATTGCAAAATATATGAAGATGCATACACAAAAGTTTATAATGCATATAAAAATTTAAATAGTGATAAAAAAGTTTTTGTTAAAGGCAGTGATTTGCATGAATTTTTAATTAAAAATGGTGTTGTTGAGGCACCATTATATATGGAAGATATAACAATTGCATTACAAAGTGGTGATGCATCATGTTTAATCAAAACAACATACATGCAGTTTAGTAAGCAAATAGAAATAATTAAATCGTTACTTGCAAACTATCATTATACAATTAATATTATGCCAATTGTATGATACATAAACCAAATTATTACGCAGTTATACCTGCTGATGTTAGATATAATAAAAAGTTAACACCAAATGCTAAATTACTTTATGCAGAAATTACAGCATTATGTAATATGAATGGCAAATGTACAGCATCAACAGATTATTTTTGCAAATTGTATGAGGTTAGTAGAATATCAATACAAAAATGGTTAAAAATATTAGAAGATAATAAATACATAAAGCGTGTTAACATATATAAACAAGGTAGTAAACAAATAGAAACAAGGGTGATAACATTAGTTAACACATCTTGTAAAGATAAGTTAACAGATAATATTAATATAAATATAAATAATAATAATATTACATATAGTAATAAGGGGCGTTTTAAAAAACCAAGTATTAATG